TAAGATGTGGGAGAATAGTTCTTATATACATAATGATTATAGTTTAATTAAAATAGTAAAAGATAATGAATCAGTAGAGATAAAAGATATAAATAAGTTCAGAGAGTTCTTAAAAGATTGTTGGGATTTTTGGGGTGGTGACAATGATGCTATTAAATCTATAGTATCTAAACTTAACACGGAGGTGGCATAAGCCACTTCCATTAACTAGGGAGAAACAAATGAACTCGTATTATTTTATGTATGTATTAAGTCTAATTAATGTTTTATGTGTAGCTACATTAACCATAAGCCATTTTTTAAGAGGTTATGAAGGTTGGTATCTGATCGCATTACTACTTATTCCTGCGATAATTATGGTTAAAACAATGGATAATCTATAATGATACATAATACACCTATTAATGAAAATAGTGCTGAATTTATCGTATTTTTAAGATGGTTAAGAGATAAATGGGAACTAGAAGGTAATAACACAGACATACTTGATGTGGTGCAAAGTCCATATAAGTTTGTTGATGAGATGAAAGAGTATAGAGAAAACGTAACGTATAATTAAAAGAGAGGATAGAGAAATGCCTGTAAATATACACGGAAAAGAATACTACACAGTAGTAGAACGACTAAAAATGTTAAAGAATGATTTTAAAATAGATTATTCATTAACTACTGATTTGTTAAAATGTGATGATAAAGTAGTTGTTATGAAAGCAACATTAAAGATTGGTGATAATGTTTATACTGGACACGCAATGGAAAAGTTTGGATCAAATAAAATAAACACATCTAGTGCGTTAGAAAATGCAGAAACATCTGCAATAGGACGTTGTTTATCATCAGCTTCATATTTTGGTAGTGAATTTTGTAGTGCTAATGAGTTAGAAAATGCTTTAGTACAACAAGATGAGATAACACCTGAACAAGAAAATAAGATACTTAAAGGTGAATTAAAAGAAGCAAGAGATCAAGCAGATGCTGAACACCCATTAGCTAATACTATTAAAAAAACTATGGAAACTAAAACTATTGATGATTCAGCAGATGTTATTAATTTTGGTAAGCATAAAGGTTCAAAATGGTCAGATATAGATGAAGGTTATTTAAAGTGGGTAGCTAAAAACAACTCTAAATATGGTGATATAGCACAGAAACATTTAGATGCTAGACAAGGTAAGATTGTAGAAGAATTTGAGGACGAGGTACCATTTTAAACTATGGGGGGTGCAGCAGTTTTCCACAACACGTTTTTCCCTTTGCTGTTGCACCTCCTTCCCTAACTAGGAGATATATGAAAAAAGTAATACAATATTTAGATGATAATGAAAGAAGTTTAAGTTGGTTAGCTAGAAAGTGCGATGTATCACCTACAACTGTACACTACTGGGCAATAGGTAAAAATTTACCAACTAATAAGCATAAAGTTAAGATTAAAGAAATAACAGGTATAAAGCTATGAAGAAATACAAAACTATTTATGCTGATCCTGCTTGGAGTGAAGTTGGTGGTGGTAAAATTAAAAGAGGTGCAGACAGACACTATCCTGTTATGAAAACTAAAGATATTATAAAAATGAAAGATATGATTAACAAGGTATCTGAAGATAATTCACATTTATACTTATGGGTAACAAACACATTTTTAAAAGATGGTTTGAAAGTTATGGAAGAATGGGGCTATAGATATATAACTACTATTACTTGGGCAAAAGATAGATTTGGATTAGGACAATATTTTAGGGGGCAGACAGAGCATTGTTTGTTTGGTGTTAAAGGTAAGATACCTTACAAAATATTAAATGGTAAAAGACAACAAGGAACTACATTAATAACAGCTAAAAGAGCAAAACACTCAAAGAAACCTGATCAAATGTATGAATACATAGAAAAAGTTAGCTATGGAAATTATCTTGAATTGTTTGCTAGAAATGCAAGAGAAGGTTGGGATAGTTGGGGAAATGAAATAAACAATATGGAGTTTGCAAATGAGTAAGGGTTGGGTATCATTATATAGAAAAACACTTGATAATCCTATATTAAGAACCTCAAAAAAGTTTAGTACGTTTGAGGCTTGGATATGGTTATTGTTAAATGTTAATCATAAAGAACGTAAGGTTGTTATGGGTACTAGCATTTATAGAGTTAAGAAAGGTGCTATGATAACATCACAGAAGAAGCTATGTAAGTTGTTTGGTTGGGGTAATTCTAGGTTAAGAACCTTTTTACTTTTATTACAAAAAGATGAAATGATTGTAGTAAAAACTAATCAGAAATTAACACAGATAAGTCTATTAAATTATGATACTTATCAGGATTCCAAACCACTACCAACCCACAAACAAACCACTACCAAACCACTACCAAATACAAACAATAATGTTAATAATGATAATAAAGAAATAAGAGAAACTAAATTTAATAATAGAGTTAAGGAAATTTTTGATGAAAAGCACCCATCTTGTTCAGATCAAGTATATGAAGATTTTTGTAACTACTGGACAGAATCTAATATGAGTGGTACAAAGATGAAGTTTGAGATGCAGAAAACATTTGACATATCAAGAAGGTTAGCTAAATGGATTCAAAATAGCAAAGATTGGAATGTTGAAGGTAAAGTAGAACTATCTGATTTTAGATTAGATGCTACTGGATATTGCTACATTGGTTATTGTGATAAATGTGGTGAAAGTGATTTTTATAAAGAGTATGAACTGAATAAAGACAGTAGATGTTGTAAAGTAAAAATAAAACCAAATAGAGGAAAAATAAATGTGTAATTGTAAAAAAGATGAATATTGTAGTTTTTGTGGTACTAACAAAAATGATAGAATAGAGGTAAATGATGAGTGAAAAGATAATAAAAATAAAAGATGAGTTTATACAAGAAGCATTAGATTATGCAAGACTATCAAAAAATCATTTATCTAATCAACATTCTTTTCATAAAGGTTCTTTAGATGATAAAGAACATAAAATGTTTCAAGGTAAATTAGGTGAAAAAGTATTTAAACAATATATGATAGATAATAATATTACTTTTATAGAAGATGAATCACATTATACTGAAGCAGATCAGTATGATTTTTGTATTTTTAAATATTTAATTGATGTAAAAACAAGGACAAAAGAATATCACACTAGAACTTTGGAAATGGTCAAACAATTTAAGAATAAACCAAAAGACATTTATGTTTCAGTAAAACTAAATATGGTAAACTTTGAAGGCTATATTATTGGTTGGTTTGGTAAAAAAGATATTACAAGAATAAACAGAATAGAAAATAATGGATATTTAGATAATTATGTTTTATACGATAAAGAACTACGAGATATAGATACACTAAAAAGCAGCATAAGAAAGAAACAGGAGAAATATGAGTTTTAAAAACTGTAAAAAATGCAAACAAGACCTAGTTGGTAGGCAAAAAGTTAGAGTTAATGGTTATACTAGAAGTTGTTGTAGAGATTGCTACAATGAAGAATCAAGAAAAGCACAGGAAGAAAAGAAACGTAGGTTAAAAGAATGGAGAAAATGGTATGCTTAAATTAGAACTACCTATGAAGATATTATCTAGGAATGTGTTAGATAGACAACATTGGGCTGTTAAAAGAAAAGAAAAGCAACATTGGTGTTTACTGGTTAGGAATCAAATGCGACTTAATAAGGTTAGATTTACAGAAGAAAAAGAAAAACATTCAATAGAGATTATTAGTTATAGATCAAGAAAGTTAGACTATGATAATTTAGTAGGTGGCTGTAAGTATTTAATTGATGCTTTAATAGATGAAAAGATGATATATGATGATGGCCCTGATTATTTAGATATAAAAATATCACAACAAATAGATAAAAAACAAAGAACTGTTGTGGTTATAAATGATTGATTTAATACTAGATGATTGTATGAATGTAATGAAGAAGTATGATGATAATCATTTTGATTTAGCTATTGTTGATCCTCCTTATGGTATAGATGCAGGTAAAATGACTATGGGTAGTGGTAAACACAATTTTACAAAAGACAAATCTTGGGATAGTGCAATACCTAATAAAAAATATTTTGACGAGTTGTTTAGAGTGTCTAAAAATCAAATTATATGGGGTGGTAATTATTTTACTAAACATTTAAAACCATCAAGACATTGGTTATTGTGGGATAAGTTAAACCCTAATTTATCATTTGCTGAAGGTGAGATGGCTTGGGTTAATAAAGGTAAAAATTTAAGAATATTTAAACATTATTCTGCTAAAGTTGAATATGGTGGTAAAATACACCCAACGCAAAAACCAATAGAATTATATAATTGGATATTACATAACTATTCAGAAAAAGGACAAAAAATATTAGATACACATCTTGGTTCAGGTTCAATAGCAGTTGCAGCACATTACTTTGGTGTTGATTTAGTAGGTGTGGAGATAGATGAAGAATACTATAACAAAGCTAAAAAGAGAGTAGAACTACTTACTGCACAAGAAACATTGTTTTAATTATATGTTTTAAAATTCATTTATTATATTATATTACAATATTGATATATGGATAAAAATACACAGAATACACAGAAACGTACTAAAAAGGAAACTTTTTTAATTGCCCTAGAGAATGAACTAGGACACATATCAAATGCTTGTAAATCAGCTAATATACACAGAAGAACTTATTATACTTGGATAGATAAAGATGAGGACTTTAAACAAAAGTGTGAAGATGTACAGGAATCATTTTTAGATTTAGCAGAATCAAAGCTATTAGAAAAGATCAATGATGGTGATAATACTTGTATTATATTCTTTTTAAAAACTAAAGGTAAGAGTAGAGGTTATATAGAAAAGCAAGAGGTTGAATTAGTTAAACCATTTGACAGGATAGAACTAGAAGATGCTTGATAATCCATTACTAAAGAAAGAGAACTACTTTCCTCACCAATGGGATTTCCTAAAGAAAACTGGTAATCCTAGTGCTAGAGTAAGTGCATTGGTTGGTGGGTTTGGTTGTGGTAAGACAAAAATAGGGCTAACAAAAACTTTAATAGCATTGGTTAATTTGCAGAATCCAGCACTAGGGAAGTCTAATGGTTTGATCTTATATCCTACATATTCATTAGCAGAAGAAGTATTTGTAGAACCTTTTTGTAATCTATTAGAGAAGTGTAGTATTCCTTATTCATATAATATTGCACAACATAAATTTAAAACATTGTATGGTGATATAAAGATATACGTTACTAATCAGGCACATAAGATTGTTGGTAGTAGTTATACGTTTTGTTATATAGATGAGATTGATGTTGAATCTAAACGTAATGCAGAATTAGCAGTTAATAAAGCATTAGGACGTTTAAGAGGTTGTGAAGATGCAGAGTTGTTTATGACTACAACACCTGAAGGCTTTAAGTTTGCACACGATTATCTTGTTAATAAAGCATCAGATAACAAATATGTAGTACACGGAAGAACTGAAGATAATCCGTATCTACCTAAATCATACATTGATTCATTAAAAGAAAACTATGATGAGAACTTACTAAAAGCATATCTTAACGGACAATTTGTTAATTTGCAGAAAGGAATTTGTTACAATGGATTTGATAGAAAAAGAAACATCAAAGAGTGTAGGTACAATCCAAGTCAGCCAATCCACGTGGGTATTGACTTCAACGTGCAACCGATGGCTGCCTGTATTATCCAAGAACAACCAAATAGTCCTAAAATTAAAGTAATAGATGAGATACTATTAACACAAGATGGTAGTGGTGATTTATTAACTGAACGTATGATGAATACAATTAAGCAGAAATATCCTAGTGTTAAATACAATGCTTATCCTGATGCAACTGGTGCAGCAAGACATTCTTCTAGTAGATATTCTGATATACAGATAATACAAAGAGCAAATTTTATAGTACACGTTAGGCATATTAATCCATTAGTAATTAATAGAGTGAATAGTATGAATAACAATTTGAGCAAGGGTAATATAGTTATTGATCCTAAATGTAAAAATTTAATTAGAGATTTAGAGCAGGTAGTGTTAAAGGAAGGTACAAGAGAAATAGATAAAGCAAGTAATAGTGAATTATCACATATATCAGATGCTTTGGGTTATTTTGTAGATTACAAATACCCATCTGTACGTGCAAAAATAGGAACAACTGACAGATAACAGGAGAATAACATGATTCCAAATATTGGAGAATTAGCAGTATTAATGTCTAGATGGGATATTAATCAACAAAGAAAGAACAAGTGGAAGCAAAGTAGGTATATGGCTTTAGATTACTATAAAGGTGATACTACTGAATATACATCAGAATACTTTAGTCAATCTACATTAGATAAAGTAGTTACAGGTAATATAAACATTACTAAACGTATTATTGACAGAATCAGCTTGGTTTATATGACACCTCCTATTAGAACATACTCAAGAGAAGATATAACTGATTACTTTGTACATAAAGATTTAAAGCTACAAAGATTAGAAAGAATGACTAACTTGCTTGATGCTGTCCTGTTAAAGCCCTGTTGGAGAATAAAAGAAGATGGTACTGGTTGTATTGAATATGATATTATTACTGATTATGAACCTATATTTGAAGATGATCCATTAAAACCTAGTGCTATTGTATATCCTATTACTATGAAAGCAACAGTATTAGATGCAACTCCTGAACAGTTTGTATATTGGGATAATGAACATACTTTTGTATTTGATAAGAATGGTAAGATATATACAGAAGATGATAATCCTGATATGATTAATCCCTATAATAGACTACCATTTGTTGAGTGCTTCAAAGAAGGTAAACCTGAATTTAGTTATTTAGATACTAATGCTTCTAATGATTTAATATCTGCTAATCTAGCTATTAACGTAGCTGAAACTAACAAAAACGCAAACGTTATGTTTCAGTCTTTCGGATATTTATTTGTTAATGGTTCAGGTATTGATCCTGATGAAATGCAAGTAGGTCAAGACAAGATTAACTTTTTGGGTGTAGATGGTAGTATAAGCATAGTAAGTCCTCCTAACGCAATACCAGCACTAGATGAATCCATACAATCGTCTTATAAAATGCTATCACAAAACTACCATCTACCCATTAGCTTTGTAGAAGGCACTACTGCTGCAAGTGGTGTGGCCCTTAAAATGAGAAACATAGAACTTACAGATGATAGAAAGTCTGATGTTACACGTTGGAGAAATACAGAAATGGAATTGTTTGATTTAGAAAGATTAATCATAGCAGTTGAAATAGGCCAAGATGCAGGTGATTTAGAAGATGTTGATTTCTCTGAATCAGTAGAAATATTAAGTGATAAAGAACAACGTGAAAAATGGGATTGGGAATTATCACACGGACTAATAGATAAAGCAGATATACTTATGCAACAGAACCCTGATTTAACTAGAGAAGAAGCAGAAGATCATTTATTTGACAGGCAAGAAACAGAAATGTTAGATGATGAAGAATCAGAAACACCTGAAAATACGTTACTACAAGCATTAGCTAAACCAGTAGAATAATGGCTGAATATCAAGGAAAAAAAGTTACACTAGATAAACCTTCAAGAATAACTAAAGGTGAAGCAGGATATGGTAGAAAGAAGTTTAAGGTTTATGTTAAAGATGGTGATAAAGTAAAGAAGGTTATGTTTGGTGATCCTAATCTATCTATTAAAAGATTTAGTGATGCTAAACGTAAATCATTTAGAGCAAGACACAAATGCGATACAGCAAAAGATAAAACCAAAGCAAGATACTGGAGTTGTAAGATGTGGGAGAAAAGAAAAAAAGTATCTGATATAGTATAATGGCTGACCAATCACAAATAGATAATTCAGCAATAATAATAGCAGATTTAGTTGATAAGGCTAAAGCAGAGTTAATAGCAGATTTATATAAGTTAGGCATAGATGTTAGTGATGTAAATTTGCAAGGTTATGTAGATAGTTTGTTTGCTTTAGATGTAGAAGGTACTTTAAAAGCAAAGCTACAAAAAGCTACTGCAGTATATGCAGATGCACACAGGGAGGTATTAGAAAGCACTATAGGTTTTGCATCAGTTGATCCTAATACACTAACATCACTAGTTAAATTAAATGACCAAATGTTTGATAAGAGTATTATTAATACAATATCAGGACATATAAGAACTGAAGTTGTTAAAGGTTTACAAGCAGGACTAACAGCAAAACAAATAATACAAAACGTATCACAAACAAGTATATCAAACGCACAAATACAAACATTGATTAATACAACACTTAATTCTTATAGCAGAGTAGTAACAAACCAAATGATGGACACTGCACCAAATAATACAAAGTTTGTTTATATAGGCCCTGCTGATGAAAAAACAAGAGATGAGTGTTTAAAATACATTAGAGCAGGTAGGCTAACAAAACAACAAATAATAGATAAAGGTTGGCGTGAAACATTAGTTAATGGTGGTGGTTTTAATTGCAGACATAAATGGGAAGTAGCAAGTGAAGAAGGCACAACATTCTATGAAGAAAAAGAAGCAAAGGAAATAGCTGATGCTGGATAAAAAATTTTGGGATAAAGAAGGCCCTAACATTAGGGATAAATACAGAAAGCATATATTTGCAAAAGCTAGAGATGTTAATAGCAGGTCATTTAAAGGGTATAGCAAAGAGTATGGTGAACGTAAAAGAGCAAACAAATTTAAAGGACAACGTAGCAAGTATGCTAACAGCAAAGCACCAGTATTGACAGGCCAGTTGTTAAATGATTTTGGATCATATTTTGAAACAGGTAAAAATGGTGTTACGTTTGGTTGGAGTACGTTTGGAAAAAGAGTTGAACATTTAGCTGATAATGGCAGAGAATTAACAACTGAATCACAGCCATTACCAAAAGGCATACTAAAATATTTAAATCACAAAGCTGATAAGTATATAGAAAATAAATTAGGGCCTGATAAAACTGAAACAATCACAATAGGAAAAAAATAATTGTTTTATTTTACAATTATAAAATTATATTATAATTAAGAATTTTCAATAAAAACTCACAAAAGAGGTTAAATATGTCAAATGAAAATGTAGAAACTCAAACTACACCTGAAGAAACACAGGCTAATAATCCTAGCACAGAAGCTAGTCAAAAGAATGTACCTTATGATAGATTCCAAGAAGTCAATCAAGCTAAAAATGATATGGCTAATCAGGTAGGTAAGTTACAAGCACAGATTGATAAGATGAACGCAGATAACAAATCAAAAGCTGAAGCTAAATTAGTTGAAGATGGAAAGCTAAAAGAAGCACTTGATTT